CCCATATACCTTCAGCCGCAAGTACCTGTTCGCTCTTGTAAGATTTGCGATCGGTGGATTCTAGTAATATAGTCGGCTTAGGTCGCGACACGGATAACTCCTCTAATATTTTTTTGGTTAGCTCTTGCTTTTTTAATTTTCATAATTGTTTCAATAGAATGTTTTTTGCCAAGCATTGTTGGTTTTTGTAAAGCTCTTGCTTTTCTAATTCTTGCTTTTGTTTCTTCTGTGTGTCTAAATTTCTTAGATTTTTCGCTAATAATTTTTCTGCCTTCAGGACTGATGCCTGTGTCACCCCCCATTAAGCCGTCTTCTTCTTTTAAATTGGCATAATTGTTTGACTCAACAATGTTGTGCTTTCTAGAATATTCTAATGCGTATTTGTTCAACTCTTTTTTGTTTGTGAAAGCCTTAGTCCATAAAGTTGATACATCATTTCCGTGCTTCTTTAGATGACTAGTCCAATACACACCTGAACCCGTGTAGGATTCCGGGTTTTTAACCGTTTTTCCAAAGTACATCAACCCTGTTTGGTTGTGTTTTTTAATGTATAGATGTGTTATGTTACTCATATTATATGAGTATTTATCTACCTCGAGGTAGTATTATAAGTTACCGCCGTCTACTTTTATTTCAATTGCTTCGACTTCTGTGCTGGTATTCTGTGCTATTAGACCCTCGTAGTCGCCCGCTAAACGGGCCAACACTGTGGCTAGGCTATACGTGACTTGCTTGGCTGTGTTGATGTCTAAACGCACTTCTTTTTGATTACTAAGGTCTGCACCTTTAACTTGTTGTATAAATTGTTGCAGACTGGCTGTATTAATAGGGTAATTTGTTGGCATTGCTCAACTCCGTTTTCATTTCTAATGATGTTCTAAATGGTCCTTTGTAAGGATAACTGTTTAATGTTAATAATTTAGGACAGTAACTTCTAACCCATCCTTTTTCAAATTGAATAACATAGTACCCAGCACAGTATAAACTTTTAGATTTTTTACTTTTATTAAACAATGGTAATTTACGTTTCACATCAAAAACCATATTGAATGCTTTAAATTTTGAAGGGTAATCATAAACTGAATTATCTTCGTTTTCCTTTTCTTCTATTGGTACACTTAATGTTGTACCCCACATCAACTCTCCATCAAAACTTCCTTGGAGTTGTTGTTGATTATCAAACAGTCTAGTACCATCGGTACAACTAAACATATATCTTCTATCTTCTTGTCTACATATAGTTCCTACTTTTTTTCCGTCGGATTCTAATATCCAGAATCTATTTTCTAATATCGGCTTTGCAAAAAATTTACTTGTCATGCTATTGCCTCCTCTTTAAGTTTATATTTTGCATTTAATGGTTCTGCATACGTTTGTGGATATTCTGCAATTTTTTGCATATCCCATTTAGCACAAAATTTTATTAATTTTAATCCTACTTGTTCAACAGTTTTAGGTTTAACATCATTAATAGCATCGTTAATCAATGTTCTTATTTCTTCAGGTTGTGCTGTTAAGTCACACAATGTTATATTTCTTTGAAAGTCATCCATCACTCTGTGTTCGTTGCCATTGTGATCAACCCAACGTTGTAACATTATATTGTTCCAATTGTATCCTTTAGAATTTCTATCTTCAAATGCTTCTTGCAAACCAACTTTTTTTTTAGTTCCTTTTTTTCTAACTCCAGGATAAGCACTGAACACATTGTCAGCAGTATCGCCTCTCATACATTTTTCAAACAACAACCATTGAGGATTGGGTGCAGGTTTTTCTTCTTTGGTCTTTTTATCTATTACTCTTTTTCCTTTTGGGTCAAAGTATCCTTCATGTGTGGTTGTTACTTCAGTTATTCCATTGTATTGACACACATTAGGAGCAATCAATTGAGCAAAGTCACCGTCTGTTGAAACAATAATATGATTATCATCTGGATGTGATTGTACCCAACCTGCAATTAAATCATCTGCTTCAAGTTTAGGATTTTGAATAGAAGTACAATTTGTTTTTGTTTCAATAAATTCGTTAAAATTATCAAAAGTTTCCCAAAATATTAAATCTTCTTCGACTTCTTTTTCTGTTCTGGCATCTCTAGCATTTTTTCTATTACGTTTATAAGGTTCATAAAAGTCTTTACGCCAACTTCTACCTTCCAAACAAAATACAACATGGTCACCTTTAAAATCCTGCCATACTTTACGAACACTGTTTAATGTGATATGTAAAGCCATTCCTACCTTAGAATCCAAATCACTCTGTATTGCGTGTTTGGCTCTAAAAAATGTATTGGCTGTGTCTACAATTATATAATTCATTACTCGATATCTGTTCTAACAATGTGCTTTCTTAATGCTCTGACAAGTTCTTCTATTTTGTCTATACAACCAATTAGATCTCTGTCTGTGATGTACTTGCTTCTCTCTTTAAGTTTGTCGTATTCCTTAAGAGATATCTGTACAGTTGGGGCATAGTTCTCTTGGTGTCCCACACTCTCATTTTCCATTGAGGCGTCTAGTGCTCTTTGTTTTTCTTCTGAGTCTGTCATATTATCTCCTAACTTATTTCTGATTTATCTTCACTTAAATTTTTAGTATTAATGTATCCAGCACCTCTTGTAGGATCTAAACCTTCTTCATCAAGAATATTTTGAGCTATTGTTCTGAACCAACCATCTACTATTTGTTCATTTGATTCTCCTTTGTAGCCTGCATCTAACAATTTCTCGATAAACTCATTGTTCCAATCCAGTTCAAAGAACCCGTTTCTTATGTTGTCTCCATTAATTTTTGTGTCTAACACAGCAACCCAAGGTTCACCTTTTGCTGTTGCTTGTTCTTTTTCTTTCATTAATGCATCTAACTTTGGATTTTTACCAGTTTCTTTAGAAGTTGTTTCTTTCTTCTTAATAAACTTGTCCTTTACTTCTTTAATTTTCTTAATGATGTCCATTATTATTCTCCATTTTTTCCTTGTTTATTTTATCAAGTCCCCCAGGCATTTCCGAATATGTCGACGTGTAGTCTTGGAGTGTATCTCCATCCTCTTGCCATTGCCAATTCGGCAACTCTTTTTGTGTTGAGTGTGTATGTTTCTGATCTGCCTCCCAATGGCATGACATAAACGGGAACGTTGACTCCCACTTGATTGAACTCGGCAACTGCTTGTGCAACTTCATCAACATCGGAAGCATCAGCAACCACAAATTTGAAATACATTTCACTATTAGGAATCCCATTATAAGACCTAGCAATTTCAGGTTTGATAGCAGTGTCCCAAGGTTCACCTGATACGGAAAGTTTTGGAGAGCATGACCAAGTGACTTGGAATCTGTTTTGTTTTCTAAGATAGTCTTCAAAATCCTTATGTAAAGTCTGCGTTGTGTTTGTTTCGAAAGTAACATTTTTTAAATCCTTCATTCTTGGATGTTCAAATAGTTCGATGTATGTTCTTTGCCATCCTAACAAAGGTTCACCGCCTGTTAAAATAAAGTGTACATCTTGTCCATTAGACATAGTCCACTTGCCTTCTGGAGTTAATGATAATATATGATCCACAACCTCGTCAACAGTTTTATCCATCATAAACTTTTTAAACTCAGGATAGATACTGGCATAAGTGTCACAGCCTGTATGAATTATTGGCAAGTCCTCAAACTTATCCACCTTGTCAGTAATCCCTTCATCTAACAACTTCTTAACTTCTGGATTGTATTTTATTCCTTGTTTAAGTTTTTCTGCTCTGTTTGGTTCTTTATCTAACCCAAAGTTCATACAACGAAAATTACAGCCAAATGTTCTTAAGAACACACTGGGTACTCCAACAAAACGTCCTTCGCCTTGTATGGAATAAAATGCTTCTGAATATCGAAGTTTACTACTCATTGATTTAGTTATGACCTTTCATGCTCAAACATATATCATAGAACTCTTTCTTAAGAGGAGCATGTTTATCAAACGCACCCAACATGATAGCAGTTGTCATATCTGATTCATGTTCTCTTACACCTCTGTGTGTCATGCAATGATGTTCTGCTTTGATCAGTACAGCCACATTTGGAGTCTTTGCATATTTTTGTAATGCTTCAGCAATCTGTGTTGTCATTTCTTCCTGTATTTGAGGTCTTTCAGCAATGTGATGAACTAATCTATTAAATTTAGATAATCCAATAACTTCTTTTTCTGGAAGAACACCTATCCAACACTTACCTACAATATTCTGAAAATGATGGGCACAAGTCGATTTAACACTGATTGGACCACTTGTGTATAAACTTCTATAACCCATGTTAGGAAAAGAAGTAATTTTAGGCGGTTGAACAAATCTACCACCAAATATTTCTTTTATATACATTTTAGCAACACGTCTTGCAGTCTCTTTTGTGTTATGATCATTTTCAGTATCAATTACTAATGCATCGAGTACTCCTGAAAATGAATCTTCAACTTCTTTCTGAAGTTCTTCCAACTCGCCTTGTTCTACAAAATCAGCAATATTGTCATTGCTATGAAATCTAACGTCTTTTTCTTTAAGCCTTTGTCTTATTCGTTCAGATGCTTTCATTAATCCCTCTTGATGTATGTTTCTAATACTTCTAATTGATCATGGTATTCAGCAATCACTTTTAATTCTTTTTCTATAGTTTCAAGAATGTCTCCGTGTTCACCAATTCCCACAGCCTTCTCCATGTATATTTCAACATTGGCTTTGTGTTTTTCTATATGTCCTTTGGCGTGTGCCACAAGTGCATCATATATGTGTTGTCTACTTGCCATTTTTATTTCTCCTATGTTATTACTATATTAACAAATTTTATCTAATTTGTCAATGATTTGTTTAAGAACAATTTGGTTTCCTTCTTCAGTGTAGTGATTAATTTCACCTCTATGTTCATGCCAAATATCTGTTAAATCTAATGTGTTCTTTTCAAAAGAAAATTGGTTACTGATACTAAAATTGTCCACAGCCAAATATGGAATTGGTATGAATCTGTTTATTTCTTCACGTAAAATTTGATATAGATCTTTTTGGTACTCATCATCGTAATGATGATAAAACCAATTTTTAGCAGTTTTCAACCCTGGATTGAACCAATCAACTTTATCGTGTAAATCAGAGTATATCAAATCACAATGTTTATGTAACCCTTGTTTGTGTACAGGATGTTTAGGTGTGTGTATTCTGCTAGGACTAGTATGACACACAATAACACAATCATAATTGTTAACCCAATATGAATCATGAGCACTTAAATCATGTAATTGTTTCAGTATTTTATATTCTCCCACACCAGCCTGTGCTAAATTGTTCACAGCATGAGTTTTGGATAATATCAAAGGCCAACCGATACCTTCACCACCGGGCCATTCACAACCAAAACTGTCGCCTGTTATTAATATTCTTTTAGCCATTTCAAATATTCTGTTGCTATTATTGTATGATATTGATTGTTAAAATGTTCTTTGTCTTCAATAAAATAATCTTCTGCTTTGTGTCCTAATGTATTTAGATGTTGTTCCACACTCTGTTCAGCTCTTTTCAGGGTATCAATTTTACCAAAATAATCTGACTCACTGGGCCACACACCTCTGCTTCTAAAATTAAACACATACAACTTTGTGTTATTTGCTGTACACATCTTATCCCACATATACATATTTTTTAAAAATTCTCTTTTTTCTATTATAGTGTTACACTCGTAAAACAATTTTACAGACATATAAGGATCTTTTCTTAGATCAGGTGATGTCAACCCATGTTCTGCTGAAAAGCCAATACTTGGTATTTTTTTATAATCATCTCCCACAGGCTTCTGTAATATCTGCACAGTGTTTCCTGCGACAGGTTGATCAGAAAATTTTCTAACATTTTCAGTTGATTCTGGATGTTCGTATGTGAATTGATCTAATGGACCTGCTTCATGTTGTAAGTCTGGATCAAAACTTAATTCTATTCTATTCAACGGAGCCAAACAAATAAACACTTCGTCGATATCGTTATATTTAGAAAACATATTAGCCAACCAAATTGTGTACAAGTTGTTAGTTGCACCTGGTTGTGCGTAAATCACAATGTCTTTGTTGTGTATTTCAGAATATTTTACTGCATAATTGTTATCGTTCCAAAATGTAAAACTACCCGGACCTACTTGTCCTTCGATGGTTTTATATCCTACTGTGTGGCTATCGCCTATAAAAAGTGATCTACTCATTGTTTTACCTTTATATCAAAGTTTGCAATACAACGTGGGCCATTTTTAGGAATCCCACCTCCATGCTTTATTTTACCATCAAAGATAATTGCTCTACCTTTTCTTGGTTCAACGGATTTTATAATTTTTCCATCATTGTCAAAAAATACTGTATCACCATCAGCATCGTTAACAAAATAAATCACAACCATGTGTTCAACTTCTATATCAATGTGAGGTGCATAGTGTGTTAGTTCTGTTTGGTGTGGCACTGTGATAAACACTCTTGCCAACATAATATTTTGCAATATTAAATCATTCACATTGCACAAAGCCTGAGCCACCATTCCGAAATTGTCAAGGTGTTTACTGATCGATGTATGTGATTTAAGCAAATGTACAAAACTCAATGGCGGTTGATTTGTTTCTTTAGCAGTTATTTCATACTTGCATTTAAAATCAACACTGGGGTCAATGAACTCTTCACCTTTGCTTTTAACACCTAATGTAATTAACTCAAGATGATCTTGCAAATAAGCAGGTATTAGATCATCATAAACTTTGATAAATGGTTCATTATTCATTTTTTGTGTAATCCCCTTTGCTGGGTATAACATTCCTTACACCACCTTTGGGATTTTCACAATCACCTTTTTTCCTAGGAATAAGATGAACGTGTGGATACATCACAGTTTGTCCTGCCGCTTCACCAACATTGATCCCAACATTGTATCCGTCAACAACACCTTTGGCAACATTGTCATTGCCTATTTTAATTGCAAGTTCAACACATCTAATAAGTCTTTCTTGTGTTGCTTCTTTGGGTACTATTAAAGAATGTCCTTCTGTAACTGGATATCCGTCATTGTACCACATCATGTCTTTAAAATCATACACCACATCTGACCAAGGTGCTCTTCCGTCTTTCTTTGCTTTTTCTAATGTGTCTACTTCTATCATTACCATTGCTCCCAAGGAAATACAATCCATTGTGGATTTTCTTCTTTGTTTATATTATAGCACCAATAATCCAATGTGTCAAACTTGCTTGGCTTATTGTGTATGATTGCGGCTGTTTTTACTCTGTCTTCTCCACCAAAATTTTCACGAATGAATTTGAATGTGCTACCGGAATCATTAATGTCATCAATAATTAATATTTTTTTTTGAAATGCATAGGCTTTTTCTAGATTAGATAAATCTGGTTTTGCTTTATGATCTCTCAATCTAACGTCTAATACTTCGTGTGGAATATGCAATCGATGACTCATATACACACCAGGAATACATCCACCTCTGTTGATACCCATAACAAGATCAGGTTCAAATCCATCTTTACCCATTTGCTCACAGATTTTATCCATGCCGTTTCGAACCTGTATCATTGTAAAATAAACTTTATTGTCCATTAGTAGTTTTCTTCATCTGGGTTTTTAGAACAATAATCTGTGTAACAGATTCTCCAAACGTTCTTGAATTTTTCATATGCTATTTGTAATGAAGGATAATCGTCACACACTTTATCTATAGTTTCTAAAGTTGGTACTGTGTCTTCAAAAGGTTTACCAGGTAAGAAATCGTCAAACTTCATATTTTCAAAACCTTTTCCTGCATCTGCACCAAAGTCAATTGGTTCTGTGAGTGTGAATGATGAGGAATCTGTTGAATAACTCACAACCGGTCCTGTTGAACTATTAGTGAGTGATTTGGAATCAACACTCCATATTTCTTTTTCTTGTTTTTTACTAATTGTCATATAAATTTAACTCCTTTAAGGATATATTAGTATAACTCTTCTACTTTATCACAAATCTTAAGTCTTTTTGCTTCTTTGGCATCTAACCACACATCCTGTGGTGGCAGTAAAATTTCTCTAATCTGTTTTTCATTCATGCCTATACATTTTTTGTAGTGTTCAATCATTCGTTTTGTACTCAATTCGAATTCTTTAACTCTTGCATACAGTTCGTGTTCTTTACCTGCACTGCCCCAACTGTATTGGTGTGATAGTATTGCAGTATTAGGTGTCAATATTCTTGAACCTTTTTTACCTGCTATGAATAATAAAAATCCACATGATGCAATTAATCCTAATCCCACAGTTTTAATTGGTATAGTACTCGCTTTCATTGTATCAATCAATGCAAATGCGGCGTGTACATCTCCACCAGGTGAATTAATTATCAAAGTTAGTTGTGGTAATCTTGTGTCTGCTAGATTGTGATTCATAATCCACTGAATGCAACTTCTACAAGATTCCATTGTGATGTCTTCCATTAACACGTAAATACCGTTAGATGCTAGATTATTTTGTTGTTCTGGTGGTCGTCCTTTTTTAGCCATTTGATAAAACTCCATATAGTTTATTGCCTGAAAAATATTGTTCTTTCAGTTTTGTTTTTTGTTTTATAACAGCAGGAGCATACTTTGAATAGTTTTCCATGTAATCATCTATCTTAGCCATCAACTGTTTTTTGTGTTTTCTGTAACTTTCCATATTCTCTGTCCATTCGCTTGGGTATAAGAATTCATTTAGTGCCATCTCTTTGTAACTTAATCGGTCAGGCATCATTGGAATAACTCCAAGTATAGCACCTTCATACCAACTGATACCTAATGTTTCTTGTAGATTAGCACTGAACATTAATTTTGCTTCTCCTAACAAGTTATGATATTCGTTTTTAGATAAAGTTTTTTCCTGACAAACCACAAATTCATATTGTGGTAAAGAGTTTTTTAAATCTTGAAATATTGCAGGTTGTTTTTCAGGAGCCATTCTGTGTGGAAAAAGAATAATATCTTTCTTCTCCATGTTCTGATACATATCCAAAGTGTGTTCCATATACTCCATGGGCCAACCTACTT